GTCTCCTGAGTGATATCCGCGGTGCCGGTTCAGCGCTTAACGCTCAACTTGACCCACTCTCCTTTGAGTGTGTTAAAGTAAAGGCGTCTGGCCAAGAACTGGTCGTGGAGCACTCTTCTGAGATCCGCCAATTCGGCATATGGAAGTGGAACGTTTTTCAGGTTATTGACCTGCACGTGACTGCACGTATGTCGGGACGGCTTGTGAGAAGGACTAAGTCTCCTATTTCGTTTAATGAGAGAATCGGGTTTACACCCGGTAATTTCGTGCCGACGATTTGGGAACTTCTTCCCTTTTCCTTTGTCGCTGATTACTTTGTCAATATTGGCAATTGTCTTTCAGCTGCGGGAACCTCGACGGCCGGCTTGGAAACTTTAAATTTGGTTACCTCTTACACTGGCAGTGCTAAACGCACTGCTGTGTGTGATGAAAACTATATTAAGGCGGTACTAGCTGGATTCGGAGGGAACCCTCGCATTACGTTAACCAATTTGTCGCCTGGTTCGCCGGTTTGTGATTTTAAGTACTTTTCGTATAAGAGGGAAAAACTTGATCCCACTTTGGATTTGTGGGTCTTGCCTACTCTCTCTTTACCTACGACGAGTACCAAGTTCATAAATATAGGGGCTCTGATTTCTCAGGCTCTTTCGGCGCGTCTTGCGGCTCGCTTGTAGCAGCTTCAGCTACTTCTCTCTGTTGGAGTTCATTATTATGGGCTTTGCTCTCACCGATGTGACTGGTGGTGCTCAGACAGGACTTACAAGTCCTACCTACACCATCGTCGCTGACACCCCGCCTCCGGGAACTAAAGGAAAGCAATACGCGATATCCGCCCTTGGCGGTACGCAGAGTGGCGTCGAGGCTAATGCCATCGGAAAGCCATTTACCATCACGTATTCTGGCCCGGTTGCTCCGAAAGGAGCGCCGTCCGTCAGTGCCGTGACTGGTCAACCTGTTGCTGTCCCTCGGAATACTCACAAGATCATCGTTCGCAAAGGTGTGGAAGTTGTGACGGGCTATTTTGCCCCTATCAACGCCACACTCACGATCGATGTTCCTGCTGGATCTGAGATAAAAGATCCAGAGAGTATCCGTGCCTGCCTTTCATTATTGGTTGGCGCACTGAGCCAGGTATCTTCCGGTCTGGGAGATACTCTGGTTACAGGTGTCATCTAATTCTAAGAAAGGAAAGGTTCCAAAATTCTTATTGAGATTTTGTCTCCGGAGTGGGCTATGGCGATATCGCATCATGCTCTTTATTCGGCTGTCATCGAGGACCTAAAACCCTACCTCAGTATTGATCAGGAGATCTCCGCCTATCTAGGCGGGGGGATACCTGATTATCCTGATGCTGGGCTGGAGCAAGCCGCTTCTGTTAACTTATTGCGGAACATATTTAAAAAGTATGTCTCCACCGTGAGTCCAGATGCGGATAAACTTGCCCTAGCTAAGTTCACAGAGTCTAATAGGCTTTGTGAACGCTGGTCATGGTCAAGGGATACCTGGAGTCTCAGAGATGAGTTATTGGTTGGTATCTTTAAAGATACTGTCCATGAAGTATTCTCTGATTCCATTGTTGACATTTTTGATCTTTGTGAGCTGTCGAAAGACGGTGATCTAGGGTCAGGTGCCAATATTGATTCGAGAGGAACTGATCTGTATACAAAACTGTATGGGTCTACCCTTTCGTGTTCCAAACCCGCTATTTTTGATTTATATCAAAGATATGTGGCGTCAAATGACCGGTGGAAAAGGGCGGAATTTATCCGTACCCTTCACTTTGGTCATGGGCCTCACATCAATGACAGTAAACTTAGTTTTGTACCGAAGTCGAATGACATCAGTAGAACCATTTGTACTGAACCCACACTTAATATGTGGTATCAGCGCTCTCTCAGTAAACGTCTTGAACGCCTATTATATAGACGTTTTGGCATTGACTTATCAAGTCAACAGGATGTCAACCGGGAGCTCTGCCGCATTGGGTCAAAATACGATAGTTTTGCAACTATAGATTTGGCCTCTGCGTCAGACTCGATATCTCTAAAACTACTCGAGGACATATTGCCGAAAGGTATATTGTCCTGTTTAAAGTTTTTTAGAAGTAGTAGGACTGTCTTGCCAGACGGTTCTTTACTAGAGCTACAAATGGTGTCTTCGATGGGGAACGGTTTTACCTTCTCCTTGCAGACTTTACTCTTCTGCTGTATGGTCGAAGCCGTGTATAAGACCTATGACATAGCAATGTCTAGGAATTGGCACGGCGGAGAATTTGTTAGGCCTGGGAACTTCGCAGTTTATGGTGATGATATCATCATTAACGCTCAACTTTTTGAGCCGATGATACGTCTCCTCGAGCTGTGTGGGTTCCGCGCTAACAAAACCAAGTCCTTTTCCAAGGGACCATTCCGTGAGTCATGTGGCGTCGATTTCCATGACGGTCACAACATTAGAGCGGTTTATATAAAAGATCTCTCTAATGAATTCTCACGATTCGCCGTAATTAATCTCCTTAGATACTGGCAGGCGAGGTTGAGAATCTCTCTTAAAAGAACTTTAACTTATTTAGTTAAGTTCGTGAGACCCATTCTCATTCCTCGTGCTGCTCCTATTGAGGGAGGCATACATGTTCCATTCTCGGTTATTCAGCGAAAACGACTGGATGCTAATGCATCTTTTCTCTATCGTTGCTTAACACCGGTACCGGACGAATATCTGGTAAACGGCGAGAGTGTTGTATGCCCGCGTCTTGGTCGGAAGAAGATCTTCAATCCTGATGGTCTTCTTCTTTACGCGCTTTACGGTGGGCTTCGTAACGGC